CAGTGCAACCGGTGGTCTCTACGGTGCAGGCCGTTTCGGTTATTCAATTAACGACCAATCAATCAACCACATCACCGCTACCCGCGCTGCTGTAAGTTCATTGAGTGGTGTTAATTTTGATGCCAACGTCAGTGCTTCAGTTGCTGCTGGCGAAGTTTTCACTTTGACCACAACCAACTTGTACAGTGCTTCAAGTGCTGCTGGTAACGTGTTCGACGCTAACGGCGCTCGTTCATTCACCATCACCGCTGCTAGTATCGTAACCTACTTCCCATCATTGACCTCAATCAATGGTTCAGAAGTAACCTTCGTTGTTTCCGGTTCAAACCCAGCTTCCGCAAGTTTGACTGTTAACTACAGTGTACAGCCTAAGGACAGTAACCGTGGTGACTTCGAAGACAAGACCACAACCGACAGCTTGAGCTCAATCGGTATTCCTGAAGTCAACCTTGAGTTGAAGAGCGAGCCAATCGTTGCTAAGACTCGTAAGTTGAAGGCAGTCTGGACCCCAGAACTTGCTCAGGACTTGAATGCTTACCACAGCATCGACGCAGAAGCAGAATTGACTGCTCTCTTGAGTGAGTACGTTTCAATGGAAATCGACCTCGAAATCCTTGACATGTTGATCACCAACGTTCCAAATGTGACCACTGCACGTTGGAGCGCAAAGATTAACCGCGAAATCAGCGACAGCGGTGTCATCACTGACACAACTACTGCTGGTACCGGCGGTTACTACACCAAGTCAACTTGGTTCCAAACTCTTGGTAACAAGATCCAAAAGGTCTCAAACAAGATTCACCAATTGACCCTACGTGGTGGTGCTAACTTCCTCGTCTGCTCACCAGACGTTGCAACAATCTTGGAGTCAATTCCAGGCTTCGTTGTCAACACCGATGGTGACAGCGCCAAGTTCGCAATGGGTGTAAGCAAGGTTGGTAACTTCGCAAGTCGTTTCCAAGTCTACAAGAACCCATACATGGTTGAAAACACCATCTTGGTTGGTTTCCGTGGAAACAACTTCCTAGAAACCGGTGCTGTGTATGCTCCATACATCCCACTCGTACAAACCCCATTGGTCTATGATCCAGTGAACTTCACTCCACGTCGTGGTGTGATGACTCGCTACGCCAAGAAGATAGTCAGGCCCGAGTTCTACGGCAAGATTCTTGTCGGTGATCTCGATCAAGTATAATCGAGTCAATAAATTAAAATAACACGAAAACCCCAATGAAAATTGGGGTTTTCTTTTTGCACTGATCTTTTTAAATACTTTACCGTAGAACTGTTATATGTATAGTCACTATGAACAATATTGGCATATACAAAATTACAAACAAGAAAAACGGAAAATTTTATATCGGAAGTTCAAAACATATTGATAGACGGTGGTGGGAACATAAAAATGACTTGAACAAAAACCAACATACCAATTTAAAACTTCAACATGCATGGAATTATTATGGGCCTGATTGTTTTGAGCTCGTTATTTTAGAGAATGTTGATGAGTCAAAATTGTTAGAACGTGAACAATTTTATTTGGATACGTTCGTTCCATACAAACGTAATATAGGATACAATATAGGAGATAAAGCTTATGGTGGTGATAACTTTACACACAATCCAAATAAAGAAGAAATCTTAAAAAGGATCACACAATTAAACAATACAAACCGAATGCATGGCAAAAATCATAGTCCAGAAGCCATTGATAAACAAAAAAGTGCTGCTTCTGGTCGTTATACACTTGAGTGGTTTATAAGTCGATATGGAGAAGAAGGTGGGTTGACGATGTACAACCAACGTAATCAACGTTTGAAAGACCGAGATATAAATTATGTTTATGATAACGGATTAAAAGGAACTAAAAAAGGAACGATGTCTCAAGAAATGAGAGATAAAATTAGTGAGACAAAACGCATGTTTAAACAGAACAAACAGCAGTTTATGAATGAGTTACAGAGTGGACTGTTTACAAACAAACAGTTATCTGAAAAGTATGGGGTATCTGAAGTGACTGTAAAATATTATAAACGCAAATTGAGTTAACGGTTTTTTGTTTTAATAGTTTATATTTAATACTATGGACTATAAGTCATTTTTTGAATATTTGTGGGAAGGTCGTCATGGTAGATTTTGGAGTGCGTATTGGATGGATAGTCGTGGCACATTTTATGAAGTGTATCGTGACGAAGAAGGGCGTGTTGGACATTTTAAATTTGCGAAGGAATATTGTGACGAACACAATATAGATTACAGTCGAACTGGTCCAATAGAAGAATTATTTAAACGTGGGTGGGTAAGAGTGACGTTTAATTATGGCGCAGATAACGAATTACATTTTGATTATGGTGCACGTTCCGTCAGTGATTCTCAATTGAAATCGTTAAAGGTTAAATCAACCGAACTGGGAGCGTTGTCAATTTTCGACGATAAACAAAATAAAGAAATAGAATTTTAATACTTATACTTATGATCAAACTAAAAGAACTTCTAAATGAGATTGAAGAGTCGTGTTGGGATGCATATAAACAAATTGGTATGAAAGAAAAAGACGGAAGAATGGTACCAAATTGTGTTAAAAAAGAAGAGTTGGATGACGTAGATGAATACGATGTTGAAAGTGAACAAGATATAAAAGAATTTGTTCAATTCATGCGAGAATATAAACAACCATTATGTGAAGCGGAATATCGTGGTCGTAAAGTGAAGCTTGGTAAACCAATGCAAGGTGATGTCAAGAAATTTAAAGTATATGTTAAAAATCCTAAAGGAAAAGTAGTTAAGGTAAATTTTGGATTTGGAGGATCTTCAGCTAAAGGTAAAAGAATGTCCATAAAAAAGAATAATCCAAAACGACGTAAATCTTTTAGAGCAAGACATAATTGTGATAATCCTGGCCCTCGTACTAAAGCTAGGTATTGGTCGTGTAAGGCTTGGTAATTTTATGAATAGACACGTTGAAAAAGGATGTTTAATGGCAATGGTGGAACCAACATATGGTCCACACATTGTTCGTATTGGTAAAACTGCAATACCTCCAGAGATATTGTATACTGATCCAAATGATCCTACATATGGTTATGATGAAGAACCGCATGTAACATTGAAATATGGATTTTTACCTGATTTACAACGTAGAGATGTTGCTACCGTATTGAAGGGTGTAAAGCCATTTAATATTGTATTGAAAGCGTTGAGTCAATTTAACAATGAAAATTATGATGTTGTTAAGTTTGACGTGGATAAAAACAATCAACAATTGATGGAGTTGAGAAACAGATGTGATCGATTGCCAAATGAGGATAGTTATCCAGAATATCATCCTCATATGACACTTGCGTATGTTAAGAAAGGAATGTTTCCGCATACCAAAGACGGATTGAATATTGTTATTCCTATTACCCGATTCAAATATAGCGGTCCACAAGGAAAGTACTATATCAATTTATGATTAAGTTGAAAGATCTAATTCGTGAAATCACAGATGGTCAAGGATACATGACTGCTGAGAAATTTGGCAGTATTTGTTTGAACCAACTTACCCGAACGTTTCCAGAATATGAGGTGGATTTGTTTGATGTTGCTGATTTCATAAAAGATCAGGTCAAATATAAGATGCCAAAACGGGTATCAATACACAATAGTTCTTTACGTGCAAGATTTCATATTGAAACCAATGATAAACTGTATTTTGTCAACATCGTCAATGAGTTTGATAAAGTACCAGAAAGAGAATTATCGAATAAATTTACGATGGCAGACGATGATTATTTGATGAGTATGCCATCTGTTAGTTTAGAACCTAAAGATTTAAATACTCCAAATGAGTTGATGCGGTTTCGTTGTAGTATGGTATTGCAAGATCGTGAGGGAAATACTTTAAATACATTGATTCCAGATCATAAAACTTCTTCTGTGTATTTTACTGATTATAAGACTCTCAATGAGTTAATATTGGATGTCAAGACTAAGATTGATGAAGATAAGTTTAACGACCTTGGAAAATTGGATGAAAATGAAGATGAATTTGATACGTCTTCATTGAATAGTGTTAAAGACATTACAGATATTGTTAAGGACGACATGGTTAAGGTTGCTCAAAAACAATATGACGATTGGAAACAAGATCAGAACGGTCAAGATGTTGAAGTGGGCGGTGGTGGTATATGTCATTTAATAGCTGATGATTTGATCAGTGTATTGTATCGTCACAAGATTGATAATGTACAGAGTGTATGTAGCAATTATGAACAACACGTATATATCGTTGGTCAATTTAAGGAGGGTATATATGAAATAGATATACCTTATAATGTTTATGAAACGGGTGGTGGATATTCATGGAAGAAAATACCAGATGTTGAATTTAATAGAAACGACATAGTTATTAGCAGATTAAGCAGTGATCCGGGTGAGTATAACAATTATGTCGATACCATATAAAGAGACGGTTTTGGGTAACAATCAATACCTTCGTACATTTTCAGAAGACGTTGATGATCATGAATTAGAATGGCATAAAGACAGAGAAGATCGTATAGTTGAGGTTATAGAGAACCATGCATGGGAGTTTCAGATGGACAATGAACTTCCAATACACCTTGAAAATACGTTATTTATACCAAAAGAAACATATCACAGAGTTATTAAAGGAACTGGTAAACTTATTGTAAGAATAACAAAACTGTGAATATTTATAAGGTATGATTCATGAAAGTTATCAGATTTTTGCACAATTGCTGTTGGAAGGAGTCGATTTTAACGACCCCTGTCTTATTTTCAGAATAAGTCCACCAAACGCAAAAATCGATCATTATAATTTTTCGTTGAGATCTGGATACACATGTCCTTTTGCTAAAAAGTGTTTGACTAAAGTTGAACGTGATCCAAAGACAAAAACATCTAAGTTGAAACGGTCACCTAGTTCTGAATTTCAATGTTTTTCTGCAAGTCAAGAGTTAATGTATCCAGATGTTTATTTGCAAAGAGAATATAATGAAAATTTAGCAAAAGCCCGTTTGAAAAGTGGTGGTCCGGTTGCTTTTGCAAAATCAATGATTGCTGCAATTTCTGAAAATTTACCACGTAGTGCTAAGTATTTTAGAATTCACATTGGTGGGGACTTTTTTAGTAAGACATATTTAGACGGGTGGATTTTGGTTGCCAAAGCATTTCCAGATATTGTTTTTTATGCATACACCAAGAGTTATCCATATTTTAAAGATTTGTCATTGCCTGTCAACTTTTTGATTACACATTCTTTGGGAGGAAAACACGATGGTGAAATCAAACAAAAGGGTTTGAAATTTGCAGCAGTGGTAATGTCACCGGAAGAAGCTGACAGTTATGTATGGAAAGACAAAGCTGGTGGTGAACATACTGGGTTGGAAATCGATCATGATGATACTCATGCTTATAAAGATGATAAACCGTTTGCGTTATTGATTCACGGAATGCAAGCAGCAGGATCACCAGCATCCAAAGCAGTTAGTGCGTTGAAGAAACGTGGAATTAAAGCTGGATATTCCAGAACCGACATGAAACGACTTCCTACTGGGGAGTTACCTAAATAAATTTAAATCAAATGAGTGCTAATTTAGACCAAGATAGAGTAAGATGGCCCGGCAGCGGTAGTTCTGTGCCGGGACGAACGCCATTTGGGTTTTACGACACTGATGCTCGTTTTGTGGCCGATTGCAGTAGCAGTGCGGTCTGGGCAGCGATTCGTTTGGGTTATCCCATCGAAGACATCGAAATGATCGACGTGAACTTTTATGCAGCATTTGAAGAAGCTGTGACTGAGTATGGTTCACAAATCAATCAGTTCAATATTCGTAACAATTTGTTGTCATTAATTGGACAATCCACATCAACCGTGGTAAATGGACGTTCTATGACGGGTGATCCATTGCCATATGTGATTAAGTTGTCAAAGGGATATGGTAGTGAAGTTGGTGTGGGTGGTAATGTTGATTGGAAGAAAGGTAGTATTGACGTAATTACCGGTCAACAAACATACGATTTGCAGTCATTGTATGAACAAGCATCTGGATCTGGAAATCGTATCGAAGTGAAACGTATTTTCCATAATGGTCCTCCAGCATTTGCTCGTATATATGATCCATTTAGCATGACTGGTATGTCATACAGTAACGTGTTGAATGAAATGGGTTTTGCTGGATATAGTCCTGCCGTTCAATTTTTGATGACACCGATCTTTGAAGATTTGCTTCGTGGTCAAGCAATTGAATTCAATGATATGGTTCGTAAGAGCAGTTATAGTTTTGAAATTGTGAACAACAAACTGAAGTTGTTTCCTATTCCTACTAGCAACTACAAAGTATATTTTGAGTATGCGTTGGAAAATGATAGAAATGCAAATCTATATTACACTGGTTCGTCTAATACACCATCTGGTAGCATACCCGATCAAATTTCTGACTTTAGTAATGTACCATATGAAGATGTGGTATATAGAAAAATTAATTCTCCGGGTAGACAATGGATACGTAAGTATTACTTGGCATTGTGTAAAGAAATGTTGGGTGCTATTCGTCAAAAGTATAGTACCATTCCGATTCCGGGTGGTGAAGTTACTTTGGATGGTGCCGAACTACGTAGTGAAGCAAATACTGAAAAAGAAGCACTCATGACACAACTACGTGACATGTTGGAAGCGTCATTGCCTTCAAAGTTGATTGAAGAACAAGCAATGAAAGCTGAAAAGAGTACTGAGATTTTGAAAAAAGTTCCACTCATGATTTATATTGGATGATATTATGGCATCACTAAGAGGAAGATATTTTAGCGCTCGTGACATCAATTTTATTAATTCCATTAATGCAGAATTGATGGGAGATATTATTGAAACGTTGGTGACTGTTTTTAAGATTGCCGCATCTGAGACTAAGGTCAACATGTATGGAGAAAGTGCTCCATCTGAGGGCAAGACTTTTTATCCCGGTATTGATATAAGTTGTTTGATTGACCGTGGAGATATTACTGGTGAAGATGAAGGATTTGGACCAGACCGTGATCAAACGGTTGTGTTCAAATTCAGAGAAAAGATGTGTCAACAGGTGAACTTCTTTCCTCAAATTGGTGATATCGTTTTCTTTAATGATCGTTATCATGAAATTGATAACGTGGTTCAAGAACAATTCTTGGGTGGACAAGATACCAAGAGTCACAGTTTTATTTGCAATACTCACTATAGCAGATTGAGTAAACTAAACATTTTTGAGAGACAGGTATAACGTATGGC